TGGTCATCACAAGGCTTAGTAACGATTTGGTTGGGAGTAGGAACCTTGCGGACGGGAACGATAGGTGGCTCGTAGGAAGGGCGTAGACGCTCTTCACCAACACCAACATCCAACTTGCCGGAAAGGTCTACAGGCTCTGCCTGAAGCTCTCGGGCTTTAGTACCCTCAGCAACGCCGATCTTGTAGGCAACGTCCATGCGGGCACGTCGGCTAAGACCCATGATAGCAGCGGCCTTGAGTGCCTTGGCTACTCGTTCTGGCAACTTCTTGAGGTCACGCTTGTCGGTATCTGAGTTCTCCTCGTCAACCTTGGTGCCATCTAGGGAGCCTCGCGCCTTGGAGTCATCCATCTTCACCTTGGTCTTCTCCTTGGTGAGGGTGTCTCTCAAAGACTTGAGCAAGTCGTTGGCCTTTTCTAAGCTTTTATTAGCGTCCATTTTGGATTCCATAACTTTAAGTCTCTCGTAATACTCTGAGGATTCTGTGAGGTGGTCTTTGGCGATTTCTTCGGCCTTGTCACGGTCGGTGGTGTGTTCCATCTCTACCTTGATTCCTGCAGCAAGCTGCTTCGAGTCAAAGTCAGAATCTGGTCGGTTATCCCCTTTTCCGCCCTTCAACTCCTCCGCCTTGGCAAACTCCGCAAGACTACTCTTATTCGTGTAAGTAGTCTTACTTCCCGTATCTGGACCGGGAACAGGGTGGGGCTTGAATGGCTTTACTGGCACAGGGTAGACTCCATTAGAAGTATATCACTTCTTTTCATACTTTTCCAGGTCTAGATAAAGGTTTGGTCTGCCTGGCATATTACTATTCAGTACAGACTTGTGTAAGTAGAGGGGCATCTGGGACTTGATCAGCTTGCCCTTCTTGTTTTTGAGCTTTGCTTTGAACTCGTCCATCGTCATTTCCTTCATATCCCCGAAGAACCTGGCGTCGTTGAAGTGTTGAAGATAAGCAGTTTTAGCGGTCACTGAATTGGAAAAACCCAGCATTACCTTCTGTTCGTCTACCTTTTCAAATTCAAAGCGCTGTAGCTGCGTAATAACGTATACCTTCTCAGCGTCTTTATCAGGACCTATGTAGACATCTACTTCATCCCCGTCTAAGCCCAAAGTACCTCTAACATACCCGTAGGGGTATAGCATTTTGGTCTTACCTTTTTCGTCGGCTTTGGGATCCCACCAATGCCTGTATGAGCCAGCCTTATTCTCAATAGAGATAGGAAGACCCTGGAAGGTAGTCCTGTAGGCTAGCTTATGGTACATTAGTACCCGTCTTTCCAGTCATCCAAATCGTCGAGTTGAATCTCTAGAAACTTTCCATTAGCCTGTGGCAGTACAAGAGACTTGCCAAAGGAATCACTATACTCAGGAGACTCTACGCCGTCGTCGGGATCTCCCATACCTGGCTCTCCGCCACCGCCGCCTTCGGCACCAGCAGCCTGCTCCTGTGCAGCCTGTGCTTGCTCTTGCTGAGCTTCCTGCATCTCCATCTGCTGAGCTTGCTGCTCCGCTTGGACCTTCTGCTGCATCACCTGGATGTAGGTTGGGTTCATAGGAACGTCGCCGTGCTCAAGGTCAGGCAGGTCATCAGAGCGGCGAACCTCGTTGAGTGTCAAGTAAGAGGACACCTGCTCCGTGCGGAGGGTGTGCTTCTCTTGCTCTGTCAGCTCTTCAAGACCGGCGAAGTCGAATACGAAGTGATCGTCAATCTTGCTAATGATGTTCTCATTGATCATCTTAGCGAGGAAACGAAGGAGAGGCTTGAGGCCTCGGTCACGAGATGCCTTGAGCTTCCACTCCTGCGAAGACTCAAATAGAGGTGTCTGCGAGACGCCGCCCTTGAGGTCGAAGTTGATCTCAGCTGGGTCGATAAGGAACACCGCACAAGTAATCTTGATGAGGTACTCAATCCAGCTGTTGTACTCCATGTCCTTATTAGTAGGGTTGAGGTCGATCCACTCAAGACCCTGCTCAGACTGGAGGATAGGAGTTCTCCAAGAGTTCTCAACACCCTCAAGGTTAGCTCGCCACTGACGGCGGAAACCCTCAAGCATGTCAGGCGTCATGGAGTCGCCCTTGAAGTTCAGGATGCCCTTAGGGGCGGAACCCTGGCTGAAGAAGCGTCGGTTGTACTCTTCTGCGTACAGGTGAGCGGTGACAGTTGTAATCAACTGCTCAAGCTCGCCGTAGCCGTAGCCCTGAATATAGATGTCTGTACGTGGGTTACGCACGCCGAAGATCATGTCTTCGCGCTTGTATAGCGACTCAATCTGCCCGTTGATGACCTGCACGAAGGCAGTCTCTTTGGACATGGACTGAGCCTGCTCGTAGAGCTGCATAGACCTGTATGGGTGACGAAGAGGAGAGTTCTCCAGCTCACCAAGCATACGGTTGCTGTAGTTCATTGGGCGGGTGTGCCAGGTGGAGTTAGGTCCGAACGGAGTGTCGGATGCAGCGATACGAATGGTCGCGGCGTCTACAGCCATGAACTCATAAGGAATACCCTTACGGTCGGGGATAACCTCTACACAAGCCTGGTCGTACTGTAGGGAGTCACGAACAATCTTCTTGAGGAAGCTCTCGAAGTCGTCGCGCTTGTTACGGTTGTACGGGTTAGGCTTAGGGTTGCCGCAGTTGTAGATAAACGTTTCTAAATCTTTGATGAACTCCTGCTCTGACTTGGTGGTCAAGTGAGTAGGGTCCTTGTGCTTGATAACGAAGCCAACAGCCTTAGAGGAGCGGTAGGGTACGCTGAACGAAGCAACCTGGTTGCATCGAGTCTGAAGGATGGCAGAGATAACGGAGACCTGGTGAGGAATACGCTTTAGCACGTCGTAGGTAAGAGAGTACTTACGGTCCTTGAATCCCATCGCGTACTGAATGGCGAGAGGGTCAAACATCATGGAACGCATTCCACGAGCTGCCTCGTCAGGCTTCATTCGGGACTTCTGGATCTGGTGCCTTGCCATCGCTGGTATAGGCGCAGTCTGATCGTTCCACGCAGAGATTGTATCTAGCCAGTCGTCGTTACTCATCGCAAGGCCTTCTGAAGGTTGGAAATGGAGTCAGTCAGACGAGAAGCTGCCCAGGCGTTGAACGACGCGCGTTCTCGCACACCGATGCACTTCATGCCCTTTGCGACCTCAAGAGGGTCGTAGTCAAGGACATCTATCATAAACTGAGTTTCTAGACTGTTTGGAAGATGCTTGTTTAGCTCTTCACGAATACCTGCGTTGAGAGACTTGAGGAACGCTACCGGGTCGATAGACTTCTCTGCTACTGCTGACTTTTCCTCGTCGTCCTCGGTCTCATCTTTCTTGCCAAGCTTAGCGTCTACTTCAGACTGCACAGAACGGTCATCTGAGTGGGACCACTTCTTGCCCTTGTCTGGTTCGTCCTCTGTAACAATGCCCTCGTTGGCTACACCAACGGGACGCTTAGCGTAAGAGGCGTTGTGCTGATCTCTAGCACGCGCATCAGAAGGAGTCGTATTGCCTGCGTTTGGAGCCTGTACGGCTTTCATCAGGTCGATGTATAAGGATTTACTCATCGAGGATTGCTCAACTTCTGCTCCCTTTTTTGGAGCCTTCTTAGGTGCCTTGGCTGTCGCAGCTTTCTGCTCAGCTCGCAATAGATGGTGGCCAGCGCGGACGGCACCCCCTGCTGTATAGTTTATCGCAGAAGAGGCCAATGCGCCACCCCCTTCTTTAGAGACGGCTGCGGAACCAGCGGCCTCACCTGCTGCTCTTGCCCTGTCAAAGATACCACTGTAGTTGACTGGTGGAGGCTGTTTCTCCGCTGCGGTCTTCTCAGCCTTAGGCTCTTTAGGAGGCTTGATAGGCTTTCCGTGTGCTCCAGCAGTCTTTTTAGCAGTAGATAGCGCACGCTTCTGGTCGGGTGTAGGCATGCCGGTGATCTCTCCGTGGCTGTCTAGAACGCTCAAAGCGTTCTCCAGCTGAGCTTCACGAGCCTCGTCCAGGTCGCCAGTCTCCATGTGGGCACGGATATTATCTGCCAACTCCTGAGCTGCGTTCTTATGGCTGTCTTGCTCCATCTGCTTTTCAGGGGAGCTAGGAGGCTCGGTAGCTTCTCGCTCAGCCATAGTCTGCGCCTCAGCTGCAGCCTGTTCCTTGGCTGCTGTCTTCTCTGATGCAGCCTGTTCTTTGGCCTTGGCTTTCATGCCCTTCTGCTTCTCTCGGTCAACCTTATTGCGCATGACCTTCTGCTTGGCTTTAGAAGGGAGGGGAGGAGGAGTAGGTGCGTTAGCTCCGGGAGCCTTGTCGTAGCGTGCCTGAAGTCTTTCAGCATTCTTATCAGCGGTAGCCTTAGACTCTGCCTTGGTTGGCTTGCGCGGCTTAACTGGTGTTGGAGCTTCGAACTTCTTCTTGCCGTAATCTCCCGCCATCTTGCGAGCGGTAGACAACATCTTCTTCTGGTCAGCAGTAGGCATGTCCTTCATGTCTCTGTGACTGTCGAGTACAGAGACGATCTTCTTCAGCTTCTCCTTTTCGGAGGAGGACATCTTACCACCGCGAACATGGGAGTCGATGTTAGTTGCAAGGTCCTTAGCCTGCTCCACATGGTGATCGCGTTGAAGCTCTAGTTCAGGAGTGTCTGCTTTCTGTGGAGGCTTGGGCTCTTTGGCCTTCTTCTCTACAACAAGCTTAGGCTGCTTCTTCTTAGCGGGAGCCTTCTTCTTAGCGGGAGCCTTCTTCTTAGGAGCAGCCTTCTTCTTAGCTGGGGCCTTCTTCTTCTTAGGAGCAGCCTTCTTCTTAGGAGCAGCCTTCTTCTTAGCTGGGGCCTTCTTCTTCTTAGGAGCAGCCTCTGCAGTTGGCGCGGCTGCTGGAGCGGCTTCCTCTGCTGCTGGGGCCGTCTGCTTGGCTTGCTCAATCTTAGCTGCGGATGAGGATACAGGCTCCTCTTTCTTGCCGGAAGATACGAGCTTCTTCTCTGGCTCCTGATTCTTGATCTGATCGACCTTCTCCTCAGCCTTCGTAGGTGCTGCTACTACCTCTGCATCTTCTCCCTTACCCTGCTTCTTGGTCTCCTCAGGAGCGGCGGAGGCCTTAACACCAGAGCCTGCTGGCCTCTTCCACGTACCGTCAATCATGGAGAAGCCGTGTTCTCCCGGATTCTTCATGTCGGAACTAGGATACTCCCAACCACCAGGAGGTGCAGGAGCCTTAGGGGACGCGGCACCAGCATCGGGTGCGGCTGCCTTAGGCGCAGCGGGTGCAGCGGGTGCAGCGGCAGGTGCGGCAGCAGGTGCAGCAGC